GATGTGGCTATGCGTTTGTAGGCCATGAATACCGAATAACTTTGTCCAGTGACATAGTTAGGTCCACCGTACATTACATCTGTGCCAGTGGCATTGCTTTTTCTAAACACACCGCCACTGTCTGCCTGCCAGGATATACTAGCACCAGCATTGGCCACTGTGATAGTGAATGCACCTGTACCTGCTACTGTAGAGCCATTTACAGGTACAGCTGAATAATTGGCTGCATCTAAATCGTAGACCAATGCGGGGCCTGAGGTAGCGGCCACGGCACGTTTCCAATTTCCCACAGCAGCTTGCATAATGCCAGACATTAGTTAACTCCTGTGCCGTTAATAAACCACGTATCTGTGCCCACTTTCATTAGGGTGGCCATACCAAAGTTACCCAATGTCCTGGATGCTGATGTACTGTTTCCAGCCAAGTACATAGTTACACCTGAGCCAGGAGTCACAGTTAAGTTTGCAGTACCTTGCTGGATAATGCTGATTGCGGTTCCTATATTGAAGCTTACTGTGGTATTATTTGGTACTGTAATAACGTTGGCGCTATTAGAACTAAAGTAATGTTTGCCTGCATCAGTTAACGCTAATGTAGCGTTACTGGTGAATACAACCTGAGGAATATCTCTATAACCTATAGCGAATCCGCCTGTATTGCCTGTTATATTGCCTGCGGTAATAATGTTACCACCTGTGATGTTGCCAACAGCAGTAAATGCATTTGAAGCTGTAACAATGCCTGTGCCATTAGGAATCAACGCAATATTGCCGTTGCTGCCTGTGATGATACTCAATGAGCCTGTGTCAACAATATTACCTGTTACGTTAATATTGCCCGCAGTTACGTTGCCAGTTATAATTGCATCGCGACTAGCAATCAGGTTACCCGACGCTGTGATATTCCCCGGAGTACCAGTTGTAGAAATAGAACTAAATCCTGAAATAACAGGAGCAGGACTTACTGCCAGCGATGACACAATGCCACTGGAGACTCTAACAAATCCTGCATCCACATTACCAACAACACTTAGATTACCAGGAAATGAAACGTTGCTAGTGTTATCAAATACATAGCTAAAAGTATCAGCCACTAAGGTTACATTTGGATCACTTCCTGTAACATTCCCTGAAATATTTCCATTGAAATTTGTTGCTGTTATATTACCAGTAGAAGAAATAGACGACACATTACTGATACTAAATCCGTTGCCATTTATGTTTGCAGTTAGAGTTCCACTAAAAGTACCGGTAGGTCCTTGTGGTCCGGTAGGTCCCTGTGGTCCCTGTGGACCGATTGGTCCCTGTGGACCTTGTGGTCCGGTAGGTCCTTGTGGACCTTGTGGTCCCTGTGGACCTCGTGGTCCTTGTGGTCCTGTGTTGCCAATTGGGCCAGTGGGGCCTTGTGGTCCTGTGTTGCCAATTGGGCCAGTGGGGCCTTGTGGTCCGGCTCCGCCGCCTCCACCACCAGAAACTACATTACCGTTAACAGTCAGATTACCACTGGAATCCACTCCCAACGAGACTCCGCCTAAATAGATAGTGTTGTTACTGACCCACAAGTCTTTCCATTGTCTAGTTGCACTACCTAAACTGTAAGTAACATTGGCTCCGGGAATAAATCCTGTAGAATTAATTTGTGTAATTACATTTGCATCTTGCGGTGCACCAACGAAGAAATTAATATTTCCAGTAGTTGACCCAATAACTAAATTACCACGGCTTACGCTACCTGGGCCGGTGACATTATTTCCAACAGCCAACAAATAAACGTCGTTGGGTTTGATTACCTCAAAACCAGGAAAATTATAAGTACTACTAGCAATTCCCAAATCTCCATACTGTGTTGAATCTGTACCATTATCAGCTGTACCAACAAAATCAGAGCTAGATAAATTTCCTGAATTTAAATTTTGATGAACTATCTGACTATAAGAATTAACATTGGAATAAACTTGTACAAATGCTGTTGGAAAACTGCCAAATACGTTTGCATTTGAAGAAATAACTAAATTACCAATAGTTTGGGTAGTATAGTTTGCATAAAATTTTGTATAGTCTATATTATCGTGAGTAATTTTTATGTAAGACGGAGGACCGTTTACATGTACAAACCCAGATAGTCCTTCACCTGGTGTATAGAATGAATAACCAACTGAACTACTTTTACTTGCGGTAAAATCTGTGGCACTAAGTTGTCCATTGAAATTAAAATCAAATGCGTTGGAAATAGTGTTAAAACTCATACGGCCGTTGTTGGCCCACAGATAAATTGATGAATTACGAACTCCGTCAGAAGCTACTATCTGTGCGTCTTTGTTTTGAGAAAAGAAAAATGACCTAGCAACGTTTGATGTTATTAATATATTTCCTACATTCACATTCGATGTTACTAATATATTTCCCACATTCATTCTATTTGCAGATATAGTTCCACTATATGTAGGTAAAAATGCTGCGACATTGGCATTTCCGTAATTACTGTTAATACCAGTTAATAACGAACCATTGCCAACAAAATACGACGCGGTTACATTTCCACTAGTGGTTACTCCGTTGTTTAATACAACAATTCCAGACCCATCGGGATCGATAACAATATTAGCATTAGCTGTTGTACCGAGTATTGTTTGATTAGAAACCTCAAGATTTCCGAGACTAAAACTAGCAGGGCGGCCCCCCGGGGTGGTGCCGTCATGAATATTTAAGGTCCAGTCAGTTGTATTAATTGTAAGCTCACCTTCTGGTCCTGTATAGGTAGAACTTACATTAGCGTTACCACGCTTCCATTGGACTATTTTGCTCATTTATATCTTCCAAACATTTGTTATATACATACTTATCAAAATAATGGTTTATCTTCTATTCATAGACTGTATTAAGTTATCGATAAAAGGCAAATTTTGATTAAACCCTACAAAAAAGTTTATGTCTAGTACGGAAACTATTGCCCCTGCTGGTGCTCCCAACAGTTTTCCAGTTTCCCACATTACTGCCGGATACGCATTAGTCGTAAAAGGTGTAGTCATTGCCGTTCCGTTGCCAATAGAAATAAAAGCGCCTGGCCGAGAAAAAACCAACGAACTACTAGAATTTGCTAGTCTGAATTGCGATAATAATGTAGTGTTAACTGAATAATTATAATCCGTACTAGATCTTGTAATATTTCCGCCCCCGATACCTGTTATAAAAACATCAATAGCATCATCACGAACACCAAAATTACTATTTTCTCCCAACATAAACATAGAGCCGCCGCTTTGCAAATAATTATATAGTATGTTGGTTGGATTATTTGGATTAGATACATATGGGCTTGCATACCCAATATCCCAAATATGTGCGTAATCTGACAGATTTAGTGTCTTTAAAGTTGCATAACTTTGAACCAATGTGGTAGTAAAATTAAAAGTTGCTTCCCTTGATTGTATCACAGGATAAACATCAGTTTCGGGATTTACATCTCCACCAGTGTTATAATAATCGATATTACCACCTGGACCGTTTGTTAGAGGATCATAAAAAACAAGAACATTCTTTTTATATCCTCTATCAGGAGGTTTATTGTACCAAAATCCTAATCTGCTAGCACCAAAATTCATTATTGATACCCAGTGGTTAAAGTAACGTAGTAGACAGAGCCATCATAAAACATGTTTAACATATCGATACTATTAGCAGTGGTGCTCAATGTTTTAAAATTTCCAGCAAATTTATAATTTAAATTAGGAGTTAATAAACGATTTCCGGTGGCATCTTGAGTGAAAATTAATGTTAAACTTTGTCCGAGTATCATATTGGTCGGTGTAGACAAAGTTACATTTCCGATTAAAGTTGCATGTTGCACTGACGCATAAGACCTATTAGGAGCAAATGTTCCAGAAATATTACCTATAGAATATAACGTATCAATTGATCCTGGAATAGTTACCGTTACTACATTGGCAACATTAGTTGCAGTAACGCCATCCCCCACAAAGTTTAATGTAGAAACATTACTAGTAATTGTAGTTCCTTCATCTTGCACAATAATTTCCGACCCAGGGCCTTGTGGTCCTTGTGGCCCAGGCATGTTGCTAGTACCTGCAGGGCCTTGTGGTCCTTGCGGGCCTTGAACTCCAGCACCAGTCGGACCTTGAGGACCTTGAGGACCTTGTGGACCTTGTGGACCTGCACTACCAGTAAATCCCACTGGGCCAGTAGGGCCTTGTGGTCCTTGTGGTCCTTGTGGGCCTGTAGGTCCTTGTGGGCCTGTATCTCCACTTGGTCCTTGCGGGCCTTGAACTCCAGCACCAGTTGGGCCTTGTGGTCCTGTATTCCCAATGGGACCTTGTGGTCCTTGCGGCCCAGCTACATTACTTACACCACTGGGTCCTTGTGGGCCAGTAGGCCCTTGCGGACCCTGTGATCCTTGCGGTCCTTGCGGTCCAGTGGATCCTTGTTCCCCTCTTAAACCTACTACCCCTGTGGGTCCTTGTGGTCCTTGTGGTCCTTGAATTCCTGCATTCCCGATTGGACCGCGAGGGCCTTGTGGTCCTTGTGGGCCTGTTGGGCAAGGGATTCCTAATAGGCTTTCTAAACTCATGTTTGTTCCTTAAATTGTTCCAAAATCATACATTGCACTGTTTATTCCATCACCCACTGAGCCGAGATCTAAAGCCGCAGGTTGATCTACCGGATACGCCGAATTACTTACATACAATTGGCCGACGCCGCCATAATTGTCATCGACGTATGATGCCACATTTCCCCAACAAGTTTGTATTTTTACATTATAATTATATTGTTCTCTGTCTAGTTGTACTAAATCTAGTCCAGTTAAAGTAACATATCCTAGTCCCGCAGCAGCATTGCTCATCACCACAGTCGCAGTTAGTACAACATTGGCGTTGGAAAACACGTAGTCATCCACGACGTCAAAGGTGAGCACATGACCTGTCACGTCAATGGGTTTTTGATCTGCGTTTTTTACTGCGATTTTAATGACATTAGTCACGCCTTTGTAAATTTGTAATGGTCTGGTATACACGACTCTGTTCCTTTGAGGGATTTCTACTGGTATCAAACAAGTTGAACTGATGTCAAATTGTACATCCACAGTATTGTCATAATAGTAACTTATAACGGTTTGCATCACATATTTAGTTGCTTTTCCATATTCAACATATACAAAATTTTGAAAAATAAATACCATTGTGGATTTATCTTACCAAATATTATTAGACCAGTATCCTTTTTTAAGTTTCATTACCTACGGGGGCAATGAATATATAGGAATTATTCAGAACTTAGACGATGTGATTACCAGCGTCTATGATTTCGGACTACTTAAAACACCCGATCAAAAACGTTTGTACCTAGAATTAGGAGAAGTATGGTGGTGGGAAAGTAATAGGATGGTTCCTATTAATATCTTTCTAAAGTCAGATTGGGGTGTGTTTAGGCCCACTCTTAAAACTTTTAATAGCAAAGATGTAGAATTAAAATACGGGCCAGCGTTGAGTCTTAAAGAATCTGCACAAAAAAGATCAAAAAGAAGAAGTATTACACTTGTTCGACGAGTCGTTTAAAATTATCTTCTACATTAGTCAACAAATTCATATGAACTACTACCAAATGAGCATATGAAATTGCATGTGCTTTTTTAAAATAGTATCCGTCATCTTGGGGTTTTTCGAACACAGTTTTAGCAACTTCTGCCCATGGTAATCCGATTAAATGTCGTTTAGCAGGGCGAATAACACTTAAAAACATGGCCATTCTGGGAATGCTGTTAATAGGTTCAGGCATTTTAGTCAACGTATTATAATGATTTCCGATGTGAATTAACTGCCCACAGAACGCAGGATCATTTAATTTGCTCCAGTCTGGTTCCTGCTGCATTAACTGATCTAAGTGACTTTCATTTTTTACTTGCTGATACAAACTAACATTTAAAAAATCTAATTTTAAATATCCTCGGTCTTCTGCCTTTTGATAATCAAGACTAGATTGTCCGGTATAAGGATCTGTAGGGATATCTGTAAAGTACACTCCAGTATTATGCTTACTTAATTTATCGTCTTTGATAATGCTGGCTGACGTATGTTTTAGCAAACTGAGAATCTGATCCCTGTTAGCAAAATCAATGTCAATATCTGACTTAAATTTCATAGTCCTGCCTTTTGTAAAATATCTTTAACCCATTCGGTGTCTGCTGCGTAATCTGTAAACTTACGTTGCCAATAATCGGGATCAATCCATGGCAGTATCATTGCGAGTTGTTCCTCGTTTAGTGAACTAAGAAAATCGATTCCGCTAGCACAGTTAAACACTATCCAGGGACTAATACGTCCGTTTGAAATATGGTGAACTATGCGATTACTAGAACCCAATCGAAAATAATTATTAAAGTTATTTTGCAGTTTTGGATCGACGTCTGCATAGTCTTGCATTTCTTTTAATGCCCGCTCTATTGCATCTTGTACTGCTTCTTTTTTCATATGATCAGACAGCCATTCCAAATACATCGATTCTTTACACCAATTATCTAATTTTTTATTGTTTTTTAATAACCAATTGGTAAAATTACTTACGCTGACACATTTAATTGCTGTTACATGTCTGCCATATTTAACAAATGCACTGTAATAAGGACTAGATGCAAAGTCTTCGTAGGTTTTTAGTCGAGCACTGCCCTGAGATACTTCATAAAATTTTAAATAAGATTTGAATCCAAGTTGGACTCCTGTTTCATTTTGCTGTTGCCATCTGCGTTTAGGTTCGCATAAATGTGCAACTAATGTACTTTCTTTTAAGTACGATTTTTTACAGTGTTTGCAAACAAAACTCAACCTAATTCCTTTTTAATCTCACTGTCACTCATTCCCATTTCTTTGGCCATGGTCTTAATTTCTTTTTCAGTATTCAGATCAGCCATAACAGCAATGTCATTTACTTTTAACGCAGGATAAAGCTTACTTAAAAATTTAATAATTTTAGTATTCGATCCTTCTTTCTTTTTACTACTTAACCAATAATGACGTTGCTTGCCCATGCCAGGACTTACCGATGTACACATTAACCATTGTAGTTTTGTGTGTTTGTTAAAATCAAAAAAGTTTATATTCACCCGTTCATTACTAGCCATCAAATACCAAGCTTGAAGATCACTGCTGCCTTCGACATTGGCACTGTATTTCATCATTAGGTAAGTGCTGAATTTTTTACGTTCTTCATCAGTGAGCTCATCATAAAATTCTCGATTTTTCATATCGAGTTGAGCCATTTCATTGTTTATCGAGAGCTTATCCATGTGTATAATTCTTCTGCTATTAGTTTATGACCTGCTTCATTGGGGTGATTAGAGTAGCGAATCATATTTTTTCTATTAATTTTAGACCAGTCCACATCACTATCCAGAGATATAGGAGTTGATCCTGTCATTTGAATAAGTGTTTTGGAACACCATAGTGTCTTGTCTATTAATTTATGATCAGGTAGTTGATCCCAGTTAGATACAAAGTATACAGGAATTTTTTTATTTTTACAAATTTCCTGAACTAGTAAACAATTTTTAATTCGATTAAGCTTACCTAATTTGTCTGAGTACAGTTTAGTATAGTACCATTCCATGCCTGGATCCATTGGATGTACTTCAAATGCATAGTCTCTATCCAGATACATAGTTCTTGCATAACCCGTGATGCAAAATAAAACCACAGAGTCAGTGATGTCGGTATTTAAAAAAGCACGAACGGCATGATCTATACTTGTGCCTCGTTGACTTAAATCTACTAGATTTAAGTTTAATTTATTTGCAAGTAATGCTGGAAATGCATCGTTATTCGGATTTTGTAAATCGGCGCCCGCTGGCCAACTGTCACCAAACACTGTTAAATTTTTCATACTGGATGCCAAGTTACTGAATTATTTTTTTCTTCTTTAAGAAGGAGGTATATCATTATCACACGATCTAATTCCGATTGTAGCGAAGGATTAGATTTTGCCATTCGTCGAATTTCGCCCCACATCTTATCTTCCATTATGTGGTCGTGCAGGGGCCTGCCGTCATTGGTTCTATAATCGTACCCAACAACTTCTCGATCTGATGATCCAAATTCTCTTCTAAACACCGTGTCACCGTCACGCTCGTAAATATATTTTGCGCCAGGCTTAAGATTACCCATTAGTGGTTACGTTTTCCGTCAAATACGCAGTTGAATACCAAGTTCATCTCTCCATCGTTAATAACACGATGAAAAGCACCGTCTGGAATTAACATAATGCTGCCTGGGCCGACTCTAAATTTTTCATCGTCTACTATCATAATACCGGATCCTTGCACAAAGAAATAAACTTCCTCTTGGCCTGCGTGACTGTGCCCGCGAGTGGATTGTCCCCTATACAATTTTGTTGAACTCAATACAAGATTGTTTAGTGTTTTATTGTCTTTAAGAAGATAAGTTTCGTTATCTTTAACAATATCGCCGCCTATGTCTGTCGAATTAACAAGCAATTTCATTACCACACCTTAGAATAGTTAACCACTTCACTTTGACGACTAATATCTTTAACAAAATAAACACACAATGGCTTTTCTGTTCCAGTCTCTAAAGGCACAGCTAACATTTGTCCATGTTTGAGTTTAGGAAAATACCATTTAACGTCCTGATATATATCAATAACTTCTACGGGATAAAACTCAGGCCTGAAGCTAGCCATGGGATTAAAAGCAAATGCGCTAAAACCACGATCATTAATACTAGTAAGCGGAACAACTTCTAAATCTCCGAGATCGGGCTCGCCTATTAGAAGTTGCCAGTCTATAGGCATTTTAACTACGCTATTTCCTATTTTAAGGACTAACGCTGGGCTGTTAAAACTTTCCAAAAAGATAAGAGGAATAAAAAAGTAATCTGGATCTTTAGGATCTGAGTTATCTAGAACGCAGAATCTGATGTCGTCCACTTCCTCTGGTATTTCATTTAATTCGTAACTTGTATTTTCTAATGTTAATAAACGCATGTTGTTATAATAATGTCTTTGTTAATGTAAGTCAACCTTGCCATTCAGTTTTCTCTACACTAAATGGATAGTTTGCTTCTTTGTAAAATTGTTTACGCTTAGTTAAGTGTCGTTTGGCAAATTTACAAGTTGATGTTATGTCCCAGATTTGGACGAAGTCTTTGTCTTCAGCTTTTCTAATGCCTCGCCCAATGCTTTGTATAACTCTTGTAAAGCTCTTTCCGGACTCCACAAGAACCAAATTAAAAATCCTAGGGATATTAATACCCACAGCGGCCACACCGTAAGTCGCCACAGCAACCTTGTCATCAGTAATCGCAAATTCATC